AATGCTCCCCGCCCATCGGAGACATCAACGAGCGCAACCACACAGCTTTGGATCGACTCAGTACTAGAGTCGACGCTGAGGCCATTACGAATTTCGTCACCCTCGGTGCCTGTTCAGACACAAGTCACCTCCAAGCCCTCAGAGACTTCGGTCGATATCAGTTCGCTTCAGGCGATCTTATCAATGAACCAGGAGTCGGTATGGGCTTGCGGGAGTGTGGAAGAACTGGCATCCGTTTTAGGGAAACTGTTGCAAAAGCAAGAGACCAAAGAGTCTCCAGTGCAATTGGAACCTTCCCCGAACTTGACGAGCTCGACTGGCCCGAACGAGGATCAAACGCAGAGCTCAGTTCCCTCCGACTCCAATCAAGGAAACACCGGAAAACGAAAGCGCCGGAAGGCCTCCAAGAAGCGTGCGAAAGACTTATCTCGCACTATCCGAGAGGACCAATCCGAGGCTGCCTCCGAACTTGGGACGAGCAACAGATTAAAGAAGAACTCCACACGATTCTCACGAACCACGTAAATAGGGATGCTTCTCCAGGCGTGCCGTTGGCTGCTGTTTGTACCACCAATGGTGGATTGATTGATAATCATGCACAAATGGTGGTCAACATCGCTTATGAGAGGCTTAAGTTACTTAGTTTAGATATAGATTTGTCTAATGCATCCGCTCGCGATTTAGTTGAGAACGGGTTTTGCGACCCTGTTCGCCTATTCGTTAAACAGGAACCACATTCCAGACGCAAGTTAAGGGAAGGTCGCTTTCGGCTAATCTCATCGGTTTCGGTGGTTGACCAGCTGATTGAGCGCCTCCTCTTTTCTGTACAGAACAATCTTGAGATCCTGACATGGGCTTCCATTCCCTCCAAACCCGGCATGGGCTTGAGCTTGAGTTCACAAGCTCGCCAATTGTTTATGGATTTGAAGGTGAAACATCAGCGAGCCCCTGCGGCTTGTGCTGACATTTCGGGTTTCGATTGGTCTGTTCAGGGATGGGAATTCGGTGCAGCGCTATA